AACATGAATTGGAAAGACGCTGCACTTAATCATGCTGAGACAGAAGATCCAAAAGAATCTGTTGGTCTTTTGTTAAATATTCGAGGAAAAGAAAGATATTATCCTTGTCGTAATCTTTCAATGACAGCACATCAATGTTTCATTTTAGATCCAGAAGATTATGTAAAGGCTACTAATGTAGGAGAAGTAACTGCTGTTGTTCATAGTCATCCTACAACACCTCCAGAAGCTAGTCAGGCAGATAAAGTTGCCTGTGAACAAAGTGGACTTCCATGGCATATTGTTAATCCTAAGACAAAAAAATGGGGATATTATGAACCAGAGGGATATGAAGCACCTTTACTTGGTAGGCAATGGGTATGGGGTATTACAGATTGTTGGAGTCTTGTAAGAGATTATTACAAACAGGAAAAGGGTATAGAGTTAAAAGATTATGAAAGAACTATTACTCCAGAAGAGTTTATGAAAGATCCTTTGTTTGAAAGTTATGCTTGGAGAACAGGATTTAGAGAACTTAGACCAGATGAAAAATTACAGGCTGGAGATGTTTTATTGATGAGTATTTTAGATTCAACTTTAAATCATGTAGCTATTTTTCTTGGAGATGAAGTATTACATCATTTAACCGATAGACTATCTTGTAGAGAACCATATTCTCCGTGGTTATTAAAATGTACAGGAAAGAGGTATCGTTATGCTTCGTAAAATAAAATTATATGGAGAACTTGCAAAGTTTGTAGGACATAAAGAGTTTGAAGTAAAGGCAGATACATTAGCTCATGCTGTTAGCTTTCTGATAAATAATTTTGAAGGTGTAGAAAAATATATGAGTCCAAAACATTATCAGGTAAAAGTTGGTAATTATGCAGTAGATGAATCAGAGTTAGCTCATCCTATTGGACAGGAAGACATACATTTTATTCCTGTTATAACTGGTGCTGGTAGAGGTTTTGGAAAAGTATTATTAGGAGCAGCACTGATAGGTTTAGTATTTTTAGGTGGTGGTATAGGATTTAGTAATGGAGCATTTACGTTTGGTGGAGAAGCTGCAAAAGGTATTTTTAAATCAGCTTTTTTATCAAAATCACTTAGTTATGTGGGAGCATATTTAGTACTATCAGGTGTTAGTGAAATGTTATTTCCAATGCCTCAACCACCTAAGTTTGAATCAGAAGAAGATCCTAGATTATCATTTAGTTTTGGTGGAACGCAGCAGACAGGAAGAGCAGGAACTCCTGTTCCTTTAGTTTACGGAGAGATATTTACTGGTAGTGTTGTAATAAGTGGTGGTATTGATACTGAACAGGTACAAGCATGATTGAAAAGAAACATCTTATTAGAGGTGCTAAAGGTAATGATCCACCTCCATCTCCTCCGCAACCGACTAGAGAACCTGATACTTTACACAGTAGACAGTTTGCAACCTTTCTTGACCTTGTTTCAGAAGGAGAGATAGAAGGTTTTGCAACAGCATCAAAAGAAGGAAGAACAAAAGGTACAACTGCATATAATAATGCTGCGTTAAAAGATGTTTTTCTTAATGACACTCCAGTATTAAGAGCTTCAGCAGATTCTACAGATCCTCAAACTGTTGATTTTAATTTTCAAGATGTAAAATTTACTCCCCGATTTGGTACTGGAGATCAGACAAAGATAGCTGGAATTGAAAGCAGTGTTTCGACAAGTGGTGTAGGGACAACTGTAACTGCAAGCACTCCTGTCACTCGTCAGGTAACAAATACAAATGTTGATGCTGTAAAAGTATCTATTACATTTCCACAATTACAAAAAGCTACTGATGCTGGAGACTTATTAGGTTCTTCTGTTCAACTTAAGATTGCTGTTCAATATAATTCTGGTGGTTTTACAGATGTCATTACTGACACTATCAGAGGTAGAAGTGGAGATGCGTACCAGAAAGATTATCGTGTAAATATCACTGGATCGTTTCCTGTTGATATAAGAGTAAGCAGAGTTACAGCAGATAGCACAGATACGAATTTAAGAGATAGCTTCCAGTGGACAAGTATTGGAGAGATTATTGATGACGCTTCAACTTATCTAAACAGTGCATATAGTTCGATAAGACTAGATTCAATGCAGTTTAGTTCTATTCCTGCTCGTAAATTTAGAATTAGAGGTATTAAAGTAAGAATTCCAGGTGCAGGTGCATCCAGTTCTGGTACTCCTACTGTCGATAGTAATACTGGTCGTATTGTTTATCCTGATGGTTATATTTTTAATGGAGTTATGGGTGCTGCTGTATGGACTTCGTGCCCTGCAATGGTGCTACTGGACTTGCTCACGACCTCAAGATACGGATTTGGAGATCATATAACAGATAGTTCTCTTGATCTTTTTAGTTTTGTTAATGCCAGTAAGTTTGCTAATACTCTTGTTGATGATGGTGCTGGAGGACAAGAAGCTAGATTTAGTTGCAATGTAAATATTCAAAGTCCTAAAGAGGCATTTGAATTGATAAATGATTTATCAGGTGTAATGAGATGTATGCCGATATGGTCTGCTGGAACAATAACAATTACACAGGATAAACCTACAGATCCTAGTTATCTCTTTAATCTTTCCAATGTTACTTCAGAAGGTTTTTCATATTCTGGTAGTAGCTTGAAAACAAGACATAGTGTTATATCTGTTTCATATTTCAATATGGATAGTCAGGAGGTTGACTTTGAAGTTGTTGAAGATGCAACAGCAATATCTAAAATTGGAACTGTTGTAAAACAAGTAAAAGCGTTTGCTTGTACTTCCAGAGGTCAGGCTAGAAGATTAGGTAAAGCAATATTGTTTGCAGAACAAAATGAATCAGAGGTTGTTGCTTTCAATACTTCTGTTGACTCTGGTGTAGTAGTAAGACCTGGTGCGATTATTGAGATCCAAGATCCTGTAAGAGCAGGAGTAAGAAGAGGTGGAAGATTATCTGCTGTTACTTCTACAACTGTTGTTACTGTTGATGATACTTCTGCTACTGATTTAGCTGTAGATGCCAGTGGTAATCCTGTAGGAGATGCGACATTAGCTGTAATTTTACCCGATGGATCGTTTGAAAGTAAGGTAATCTCATCTGTCTTAGGTGGCACTATCACTGTAAGTTCCGCTTTCTCTCAGACTCCTAATGTAAATGCAAACTTTCTTATATCTAACGTCACTACTCAATCTCAATTATTTAGAGTAATTACAGTAGAAGAACAAGATGGTATTAATTATTCAATCACTGCTTTGTCTTATGTTGAAGGTAAATATGCGTTTATTGAAGATGGCGAAGCATTAACAGCAAGAACTGTATCTAAATTAAATTCACTTACTGAACCTCCTTCTGGTTTAAATGCTGTTGAAAAAATATTTCCAATAAATAATCAAGCTGTATCAAAAATTGTTATTAGTTGGGCTCCTATTGTCGGTGTTGTGCAGTACCAAGTTAACTATAGATTTGAAGATGAAAACTTTATAAGTGAAAAAGTATCAAGACCTGATTTTGAAATAATGAACAGTAGAAAAGGAACTTATACGATCCAAGTATTCTCATACAATGTCTTAGATCAACTATCAGCAACTTCTACTAATTTAACTTTTGAAGCTGTTGGTAAAACAGCATTACCACAGGATGTTACAGGATTACTTGTCGAACCAGTTTCAGATCAATTTGTACGACTACGTTTTGATAAAGCTACAGATATTGATGTTACACATGGTGGAAACGTAGTTGTTCGCCATAGTAACCTTACAGATGGAACGGGAACATTTACTAATTCTGTTGATATTATTCCTGCTTTACCAGGAAACGTATCTGAGACATTAGTACCAGCAGTAGATGGAGAATATATCCTTAAATTCAGAGATGATGGTGGCAGATTAAGTTCTGGAGAAACTTCTGTTGTTGTAACAACTCCTGATCCTGTACCTAAATTACTTGTATTAGCAGATAGAGAAGATACTGATGCGACACCTTTTGCTGGAGACAAGGTTGATTGCTTTTTTTCTGATGATGTAAACGGATTGGTTCTTGGATCGTTAGAAACATTAGATGATGTAACTGATTTTGATACTATCCCTGATTTTGACTTCTTAGGTGCTGTTGATATTACTGGTGGTCATTATGACTTTGCTTCTAAACTGGATCTAGGTGGCAAGCAACCACTTAGGTTAAAACGTCACTTTGTAACACAAGGTTTCTATCCAAATGATTTGATTGACAAGAGAACTGCAAATATTGATACCTGGACAGATTTTGATGGTGCTACTGCATTTGATGTCAACGCAAAACTATTAGTAGCAACAACTGACAGCGATCCAGCTACATCTGATTCTGCTACTTATACGCAATCTGGAACGACAATAACAGTAACTAAATCTAGTCATGGATTTAGTGCTGGCACTTTTGTTGATATTGATTTTACAAGTGGTGGTGCAACTGATGGATATTTTGAAGTTCAATCTGTACCAAGCAGTAGTACTTTTACTGTCACTGCCTCATCCAGTGCAACAATATCAAGTAGCAACTGTAATATTGGAGCAGGATTTACTAAATTCAACACACTTGCCAATGGAACATTTATTGGTCGAGGATTTAGATTTAGATGCGAAATGGATTCAGATGACCCTGCACAATCTATCGAGATAGATCAATTAGGTTACACAGCAGAACTTGATAGTAGAACTGAAACTGTTAACACTGTCATAGCATCTGGTACGTCTAGCAAGGCAGTTACGTTCCAACACGCTTTCTTTACAGGAACTTCTGAACTTGGTGGATCTACCTCTGCCTATCTACCTAATATTGGAATCACTATAGAAAATGCAGAATCAGGAGATTTCTTTGCCTTGTCTAGCATTTCTGGAAGTGGATTTACTATTGATATAAAGAATGGCTCCAGTTTTGTTAATAGAAATTTCAAATATGCTGCTACTGGATTTGGGCGTGGTAGTTAGTATTGAATTAAGATATACTTAGATAAAAAATTGGATTAGGTAATGGCTACTCATGATTATGTTATAGATAACTCCACTGGAGCTAATGTCCGAACTGATTTAAATAATGTACTGCAAGCAATCTTAACAAATAATAGCTCTGGTTCTGCTCCTAGTACCACTGCTGCATATATGTTGTGGGCTGATACAAGTAATAATATTTTAAAAATGCGTAATTCAGCAAATGATGGCTGGATTGATTTAAGAACACTAACTGGTGGTGTTACGACAACTGCTGATGCGACAATAAATTCTATAACTGTAGGTAAAGGTGCAAACTCTGTTGCTGGTAACACTGTTCTTGGACAGGGTGCTTTAGATGCTTCAGTAAGTGGTGGAAATAATACTGCTATAGGTAAAGAGGCTTTAACAGCACTTACTTCTGGGACAAGAAACTCTTCTGTGGGTGGTGAGACTTTACAAAATTTGACTACAGGAGATTTAAACACTTGTGTTGGATATACTGCTGGTCAAGATTTAACAACTGGAACTGGAAATACTTGTATAGGAAGTCAAGCTGGAAAGGATTTAACTACATCTAGTAATAATGTTGCTATAGGGCGAAACAGCTTAATTACTGCAACAGATTCATCTTCTGATAACACGGCTGTAGGTTATCAAACATTAATGTTAAACACTACAGGAGGATCAAACACAGCTGTAGGTTCTGGAGCTTTAGATGCTAATACAACAGCAAGTAATAATACAGCAGTTGGTTATAACACATTAACAGCAAACACAACTGGAACGCAGAACACTGCTGTAGGTGCTAATGCTTTAGATGCCAACACTACTGCTGATAATAATACGGCAGTAGGATATGCAGCATTAACCTCAGTTACCACTGCTGATGGAAATTCCGCTTTAGGAGTTAAAGCTCTTGAAAATAATACAACAGGTGCAAGTAATACAGCAGTAGGGGGTGATTCACTAAGAAATAATACTACAGCTTCTAATAACACTGCTGTAGGGCAAAGTTCCTTAAAAGCAAACACAACTGGTAATTCAAACACTGCTGTCGGTTTACAAGCTTTAAATGCAAATACAACTGGAACGCAAAATGT